ACGCTTTCCACCCAAACCGGTCACTTGCTTTCTGTATTAAGTTTAAATATTTATCTTTCCATTTTTTATAGATTGCATTAACCATTGTTAACCCTCCAATCTATACTTTCTTTTTTTATTATTTCAGATCTAGTATTATTGAGCTTGTCAATAAATTCTCTATGATGTTTTTTCATATCGAGATAAGCATTGACCCAATAATCATTTTCTTTTTTTAATGTTCTTATTAAATGAATAAGATCCATATCCCCAACTTTTATAACATCCCCTAGACTTTCAGAAAATCTTTTACTGTTAATAAATTCTTTTATGTCTATTGGTGTTTTTCGTTCTGTTTCAATCTCAAGTTTTTTAAAATACTTTTCGATTGAATATCTATTTATTTTTTTTGTCATGTTTCCTTTCTTTGTTTATATTTAATATATCCATTTTAGATATATTAGTCAATTACAAACCCTGATTGATCAGTTTTTGCTTTGCCTTTAGCCTTTAAACCTACAACACAATTAGTAGGGTCTGTAAATCTTAAGTCATGCTCATCACCATTAATAACTTGATAGCCTTTAAAAGTCTGTGGAAGTTTATCTCTAAACACAACCGCAATATTACCGCCATTGTTTAAAACTTCCTCACAATCTGATTGATTGGCTTCGTTCATACTGAAGGTTAAATGATAGTTCTTAGGCAGTAAACCAGCAGCAAATTTTAAAGCTCTTTTTTTAATTTTTGTATAGTCATAAAACTGGACCCGTGGAAACAGTTCAAAAATTTTGTGTATTTCCCATGGTATATCACTGGTTGTATTCAATCTCACAACCGGCTTAAAGCCATTTTTAAAACAGTACAATTCATGATTTGTAATTTCTTTTATTAATTTTGTTAGAAATTTAGCTCGATCTCTAAAATAAAATCTAGTTCTATTTATTCTACCTAGATTTTTTTGTGCCATAAAAACCGGGTTTCCAGCTGTATGTAAACAGGCAGCAGCGCAACCAGTTGAAGCGCTTGAGCAAGTATTAAAGCCTGATACAGTATAAGGCGCAAGATTAAGCCTCAAGATCCAGTATTTTTTAAGCTCATCTATTTTGAGATTTTTATCTGTTTTGGGATTGCCAGTTTTAAAACATAATTTCACTGGCTCATCATATTTATATATATTTTTATTCATGTTTTTTTATTCCTTCCTTGATTGAATAATATTTATATTTAATTAACTTAATATGTGCTATAGTGTCGCAGTATATAATCAATTGTATATTTAAAACCACCACAGAAAAAATAAAGCATCAAGGCAGCAAATAAAATATAATCCAATATATTTAATATTTTTTTAATCATTATTGACCCCAGTTAATAACTTCTTTTTTCTTGCAATTATCTTGATCAATCCATTTTATAAAATCATGATATAAACTGAATTTTGAAGTATTATCATTTTTACATAATTGATTTAATGTGATTGATTTGAAGTGATCCCCGTATCCATATTGAAATGGAATTTTTAAGACTTCATTTGTTTTTAAATTGTCAACTTGAACACTAAAATAAGTATTCCCGTTGATTTTATCACGCCATTTTTTACAGTGTGCTATATATTTAATCATTTTTATACATCCTTTGTTTTTTTAATAATTGATATTTTATTTAAATTAATAATATAACATGACATATTGACGCAGGTTATAGTTTAGAATTATTCTAACTTGTTGAGACTTGTTGAGACTTGTTGAGACTTGTTGAGACTTGTTTGGAACTTGTTTAAATGTTGTAATTCTTTTATTGAGCGCAGCGGCTCAAGTTCTCACGTCATAAGCAACGGGTCAATAATGCTTACCTATTTTTTAAATAGTTTTTAAAATAACGTTTGATAACTTTATATTATCGGAACACATTTACGGCTATATATAGAGTAATTTTTAGAATTGCATACCCCCATATACCCCATATTGCGGTGTGTATTTATTATATATATATACATGGGAAATATAAACAAACACACAGACACACTCAAAACCACTCTGCACCAATTACTAACAGTTATATTTTTTAGTTTATAATAATTCTAAAAACACTATATCTAGTATATGAACTATTTTTCATCAGACGATATGGATTGCTTATGCTACATTGAAGAAAAGACTAACAATGTTGTTATTAAGTTTTTCAATATGCAAGATCATGCCTCTGCAGAACTATTTACAATGTTTGCTATGAACAGATTAGGTTTTGATTATCATCCTATTAATGAAAATATGCAAAGCAAATTAGTTCACTAATGTATGCAGATCAAAATACCTTACACGCCTAGACGTCATCAATCGTTCTTACACAAAGAAATATCAAGATACAGATGGAGTGTGCTAGTTTGTCATAGAAGGTTCGGCAAAACAGTATGCATGATCAACCACCTTATTAGATCAGCATTACTAACCAAAGCAAAGAACCCAAGGTTCGCCTATATTGCACCAACCTTCAAACAGGCTAAAGCAATAGCATGGGATTATGTAAAACAGTTTACGGCAAAAATCCCAAACACTAAGTTCAATGAAACAGAGTTAAGAGTTGATTTGCCAAATGGCTCTCGTATTACCTTGCTAGGCTCTGAAAACTCAGACGGCTTGAGGGGTATATACCTAGATGGGTGTGTCATCGATGAATACGCAAACGTATCCGAAAAACTATTTCCAGAAATAATTCGACCAGCACTATCCGACAGAAAAGGATACTGCGTCTTTATTGGAACTCCTGCAGGAATGAATAATAATTTTTATGATTTATATCAACACGCACAAGGTGCGGAAGATTGGTTTCACTATAAAGCTAAAGCATCAGAAACAAAGATAGTTGATCAAGATGAATTAGACAAAGCAAAAGAAGTTATGGGAGAAAAGAAGTATCAACAAGAGTTTGAATGCGATTGGATTGCCAACATTGAAGGTGCAATATACGGAGAGGTTTTAACAAAAATGGAAGATAAGAAACAGATTAGAAGAGTACCTTATGATCCTTCACTGCCTGTCTCTACTGCTTGGGATCTTGGAGTATCTGATCACACTGCGATTATATTCTTTCAACAATTAGGTTCAGCAATAAATATTATTGATTACTATGAGGAAAGGGGTCAAGGTTTACCTCACTACATAGAGGTTATAAACGGCAAAGAATACATATACAAAGATCATTTTGCACCACACGACATAGAAGTTACAGATTTTAGTAATGGCAAAACCAGACGTGAGGTAGCCTATCAATTAGGTGTGCGGTTCAAGGTCGTGCCAAAGATTCCACTAGAAGATGGAATACACGCAACCACAATGACTTTGCCAAGATGTTATATTGATGTTGACCATTGCAAAAAGCTAATAGATGCGTTAAGACATTACCATAGGAAGTATGTTGACAAAAACAGAATGTTCCGATCTAAACCAAATCATGATTGGAGTTCTCACGCTTGTGATAGCATGAGGTATCTGTCTGTTGGCTTACAAGAATTAAACACTAGACAATCAGCTCCACAAAGTGTAGCAGATAATGAATACAGGATTATATAAATATGGGATCTTTATTTAAACCAAAAATGCCTCCGTTGCCACCAGTGCAACCTGCACCGCCACCACCTTCAGCAGAATTATCAGCAGAAGAGAAAGAAAGAATACAACAAGAACAAGCTGCAAGAGAAAGAAAAAGAAGAGGCAGAAAGTCTACAATATTAACTGGACCATTAGGTATTGAAGAAGAGGCAGAGGTAGAAAGAAAAACTTTGCTTGGAGGTTAGATGTTAAAGTTTATAAAAAATATGTTTAAGAAAAAAGAAGAACAACCTTTAGTTTTAGAAAAAGAAATAGATACAGATATTACTTTTGAAAATGAAGTAAAAAAATCTAAAGCACAAGCTAAAGACACAAAAGAAACTAAATCAACTTTAACATTTGGAAAATAGTTATGGGAGGATCACCAGCAAGAGTAGTTAGAAATATTATCAAACCATCAAGACCAGCACCTGTTGCTCCACCTACTCCTGCTCCAACAGTTGCAGAAGTTTCGCAAAGCACAGCTACAGCTGCAGATGGTTATGATTCAAGAAGAACTAAACGTAAAGGTAGATCGGCAACAGTATTAACAGGACCAAGAGGTGTTGAAGAAGAAACACCAACATTAGGTCGTAGAAGTTTATTAGGATCGTAATGGCAAAAACAGATTTATCAAAAGCATTACTAAAAAGATTTGATCGTTTATCAAGTCAAAGACAAAACTGGGAAACACATTGGCAAGAAGTAGCAGACTACATGATGCCAAGAAAAGCAGACGTTACAAAATTAAGATCAAGAGGTGATAAACGAACTGAACTAATTTTTGATTCTTCTCCCTTACAAGCTGTAGAATTGTTAGCTGCATCCCTACATGGAATGTTGACTAACCCTTCTACTCCTTGGTTCTCATTAAGATTTAAAGATGAGATGGCAGATGAAGATGAAGCAAAAGAATGGTTAGAGTCTGCAACAGAAACAATGTATGCAGCATTTAATCGTTCTAACTTTCAACAAGAAATATTTGAACTGTATCATGATCTAATTACTTTTGGTACAGCAGCAATGTTCATTGAAGAAGATGAAGAAGATCTTTTAAAATTTTCTACAAGACATATCAATGAAGTTTACATTGCAGAAAATGATAAAGGTAGAATAGATACAGTATTTAGAAAATTTAAATTAAGTGCTAGAGCTGCAACACAAAAGTTTGGTGCAAACCCAGAGTTTGAAGTTATTGCAAAAAAAGATCCGTATGAAGAAATAGATATTATTCATGCAGTATATCCAAGATCAGATTTTAATCCTAAAAAACAAGACAAAGCTAATATGCCTTTTGAATCTGTTTACATGACAGCTAAAGGTGATGAATTATCTGTATCTGGATTTAGAGAATTTCCATTTGTAGTACCAAGATATTTAAAAGCATCGCATGAGATATATGGAAGATCACCTGCAATGACAGCTTTGCCTGACGTAAAGATGTTAAATGAAATGTCTAAGACTACAATTAAGTCTGCACAAAAACAAGTAGATCCACCTTTATTAGTTCCTGATGATGGATTTATATTACCAGTAAGAACTGTACCGGGTGGATTAAATTTTTATAGATCAGGTACAAGAGATAGAATTGAAGCATTAAACATTGGTGCGAATACTCCATTAGGTTTAAACATGGAAGAGCAAAGAAGAAACTCAATTAGAAATGCTTTCTATGTAAATCAATTAATGATGCAACAAGGTCCACAGATGACAGCAACAGAAGTTATTCAACGTAATGAAGAGAAGATGAGATTACTTGGACCAGTGTTAGGAAGATTGCAATCTGAATTATTGAAACCATTAATCGATAGAACTTTTGCAATATTGTTAAGAAAAAATTTATTTAGACCAGCTCCAGAATTTTTAGCAGGTAAAGATATAGAAATAGAATATGTATCTCCACTTGCTAAAGCACAAAAATCTACAGAGCTACAATCAATTATGAGAGCAATAGAAATTATGGGATCACTTGCTAATGTTGCTCCAGTATTTGATCATGTTAATATGGATAAATTAGTAAGACACTTAGCTGATATAGTTGGTGTACCACAAAAAATATTAAAACCACAAAATCAATTAAATGCTGAAAGACAACAAGCACAACAACAACAAGAACAAATGCAACAGATGCAACAACTACAACAAGTTGCAGAAGCAGGAGGAAAAATAGCACCATTAGCTAAAGTGTTACCAGAAGAAGCAAAAGCTGTAGCGAATGCTGATATTGAATAATGGATCAAATAAAACAATTAGAAAGGCAACTCAAAGCATTAAGAGAAGCATATAAACAAATTTTTAATTCAGATGAAGGTAAACTTATTATATCTGATTTAGAAAAACGATGTCACTTCATGTCAACCACAAATGTAAAAGGTGATAGTCATGAGAGTGCATACATGGAAGGTCAAAGGAGTGTACTTCTATTTATTAAATCAATGCTCCAAAACGATAACGAAAAAGGTAAATAACAATGTCACAAGAACAGATAACACAGGAAACTGTGCCTGTAGCAGAGACAACACAAACTACTACAGAAGCACCTAAAGAAACAACACAACAACCTATTTCTTCTACGACAGAGCAACCAACTGTTGCAAAGTCTTGGAAAGAAGCAATCTCTGAAGAATTTAGAAATGATCCAAACATATCTAAGTTTACAGAGATAGATGCACTAGCTAAATCTTATATCAATGCAACAAGAATGATTGGAACTGATAAAGTTGCAGTGCCTAATGAAAACTCAACAGATGATCAATGGAATGAAGTTTATACAAAACTTGGCAGACCCGAAACTGCTGACAAATATAAACTTGATGCTAAATCAGAAGTTGTTCCAATAGATGAAGGTGCAATTAAAACTTTTGCTGAGACTTCACATAAACTAGGTCTTAATAATAAACAAGCACAAGGTATATTAGAATATTACAAATCTATGATGGAAGGCACAGCTCAACAATCAAAGATTGATACTGAAACTGCACAAGCTCAAGCTGAACAACAATTACGTCAAGAGTGGGGTAAAACTTTTGATGAAAATGTTAAAAAAGCTGGATCAGTTGCAAAAGCAAATCTAGGCGTAGAAGTTTTAGATATGCAGCTTAAAGATGGCACAAGACTAGGTGATCATCCAGATGTTATAAAAGGTTTTGCAAAGATTGCAGATATGATGTCTGAAGATAAAATTGTTGCAACAGAGTCTGAAAGCGTTGATCAAGGTAAAGATATTGAAGCAGAAATATCTAAGATTATGAATGACAGAACTGGTCCATATTGGAACAAAGGTCATCCAGATCATGATAAAATTGTTCAACAAGTATATACTTTAAGATCAATGACACATGGCAAATGATCATTTAAATAACGAAGAAATTAAACTAGAGATACTCCGTATTGTTAAAGAAACCGGTACGGAGTATCAAAAAAAAGATCCCTTGCCAATTTGTGAAAATTATTATAAATGGATTAAAGGTAAGACAATTCCTAAAAAGAACCTTACTGACAAGAAGGAATAGACTCTAGTCTAACAGACTTTAAATGCAAGAGATGCCTGTCATTCTGACAGAGAACTTTTCTGTTTTGTTTAAACTAAACTGACAAATAAGGAGACTAATATGTCATCACAAGTAACTACAGCATTTGTACAGCAGTATTCTGCTAACATTCAAATGCTATCTCAACAAATGGGATCGTTATTAAGAGACAAAGTTAGACTTGAAAGTGTCACTGGTAAGAATGCGTTCTTTGACCAAGTAGGTGCT